TATTAGCGTAGTGCTGCTAAACCAACTGCTACGTTACTTGCCCCTGTGGTGTTTGCGAGTAAAGCACTATAACCAACTGCTGTGTTGTAAGAGGCTGTGGTGTTTGCGCCTAAAGCATTTGTACCAACTGCTGTGTTGTAAGATGCAGTAGTCATCGCATCACCTGCAAGACCACCTATGATGGTGTTGTTTACGCCTGTGGTGACTGCATTTCCTGCAAGAGAGCCAACTGCCACGTTCAATGAAGCGGTTGCACTGGTAAAATTTTGCGTTTCTAACGCTCCACGGCCAACTGCAACATTGTTAGTTCCTTTTGTATCCGCGCTTAAAGCAGAAATACCAACAGCGACATTAGATTCTCCAGTGGTATTGGCGTCTAAAGCTTGAGAACCTATAGCTACGTTTGAAGCACCTGTAGTGTTCATTCGTAATGCTACATGTCCTATAGCAACATTATTAGCTCCAGTTGTGTTTGTAGTTCCTGCCATGCGCCCCATAGCAACATTATTATTACCTGTTGTATTTGCAGTCAAAGCTCCTTGACCGAAAGCGTTGTTATCAATACCTGTGGTGTTTGCTGTTAAAGCCGAGCCACCGACTGCTGTGTTATTACCTGCTGTTGTAGTAGCATCACCTGCGGCATAACCTACAAATGTATTTTCATCACCAGTAGTAATCGCAGTACCTGCTTCATCGCCCACAACCACATTATAATTACCACCGCTTACAATGCTATTGCCTGCGTTAACACCAAGGCGTAGATTGCTTGTACCTGCTGTATTGTTTAAGTCTAATATCTCAGGTGAGACTTTAGTTAAAGCCATGTTTTATGCTCCTTCCAGTGTTTCGATACGTGCGAGTGCTGCGTCTAGTTGTGCGGACAAGTCTTGTACTGCTTTAATTAAAGGGTGTACAAACATTTCTTGTGATATAGCTTGTATACCCGAAGCCTCGTCTACGTCCCAACCACCAAAATCTGTAATGTTATTATCATCCATTGCTTGCTTTACTTCTTGAGCAATAAGACCATACATTTTGTTATCATAGTTTCTGGAGGTAGCGTCTTCGTCATAGTCCGGTAAACTTGAGTCTATGTTTGATAGTGCTTTAAATTTAAAAGTTACAGGTCTCAAAGCATTGATGAAACTTAAACCACAGTCTGTGTTATTAACCACCTCTTCTTTATATCTTTGGTCTGAGACTCTTGTCCAAGAAGCGTTTGATTGAAAGGAGTTATAAACCCTATCACTACCCGCACCCTGACCAAAGGTAAAGTGAGCATTACCAGTTCCAACAGTTGTCCAACCTAAAACTATACGGTTTGCCGCAGATACAGAACCCGCAGCGGAGGCATTACCTATTACAGTATTGTTAGTGCCAGTAGTAAGCGCATCACCCGCCGCATAACCTAGCGCAGTATTACCTGTGCCTGTGGTGTTTGCTAATAAAGCACTTCTACCCACTGCGGTGTTGTTATTTGCAGTTGTATTTGAATACAAAGCCGCTTGTCCAACTGCTGTGTTATTATCTCCAGTAGTGTTAGTAAATAAAGCATCGCCACCTAGTCCTACATTGTATTCTGCATCTGTAATCCCTGTACCACTTCTATAACCGTAGAGTGTGTTGTACTGACCTGTAGTAATAGCGTCACCAGATAAGCCACCTACGAGGGTGTTGTTAACACCTGTTGTTACGGAACCTCCTGCGTTATAACCTAAAGCAACATTATAATCACCCGTAGTAATCGCAGTACCTGCTTCATCACCCACAACCACATTATAGTTACCGCCAGAGGCTATAGAGTTACCTGCGTTGACACCTGCGCGGAAGTTGCTTGTTCCTGCGGTGCTTGTGCTTATATCTTTACTAAAAGCTACGCCTTCATTTGAATCTATAGTAATTGCTGTCGCGTTTCCGCCGTCTACAATGCTTGGTGTGCTTGAAAGCTCTATAGGTATTTTTGTTAAAGCCATGTTTTATGCTCCTATAGCATTTGCTGCTTGAGCAGCTTGATAGGCTGCGATAACTTCATCGGTGTGCATGAGTTCACAGATGGCTTGGACTTCTGCTGACTCGTTGCTGTAGTCCTGTCCTGCGGTTACAACGTGACGATGGAAGCTAGAAGATAACTCAACGCCGTCTTCTATAACTGCTGTCTTAGTTCTGATTTGAATCGATTTAAATTCGCCAACAATCTCTATTTTATCTTCGGTTATTGCTTTTGATAATGCCATTGTGTTACTCCTGTCTGTGCCTACCGTCCGATAGGCGTATGGTTGTTATTGATCTGTGCGATAAGTTAAACTGAACATCATGTACTTAGGATTACCGGCGGATAGACTGGCGTTTGAAATACTGCCTACTTGCGTTACTCTTGCAAAAGTAGTATTAATTGCTGGATACGCTTCATAGGTGGTACTGAACAAAGTTGTATGTGCAAAAGATGCTGCGGCATAATACTTGCTTCCCGTTGCAACAGTAAAAGGAAGCCCAGTTATATCTACCGTACCTCCGCCTGCGTTAGATACATTCACTACCGCCGTATAAACTGAAACATTAACTAATGAACCAATTTTTACATACGCCCCTGTAGTGTTGCCGATAGACACGGTAGCGGCACTTGAACAGGTAATTCCCATTGTCCACTCACCCTCCTCATAATCATCCAGAGTATTAGCCGCTGCGTAAGTCTGACCGTTGCCCAGTGTGATACCGCCGCCAATGATTGCACGGCCACCTGAGTCTATGGTCATTCGTGCGGTTCCGTGTGCGCCTGCCCCAAAGTTTAAAGAACCACCATCATTATGGTCTGCAACAATAAAAGCATCATATAGTGCATTATCTGCTGTCCCGTCTGCAAAAAATATTCTACTTGCGCCATCAGATGCGGAAGCAATAGTCATACCATTACTACCAGTTCCGCTTCCTACAACAAGGTTTCGTGCTGTGCTAAAATAAGAGCTAGGCGTACTAGTACCAATACCCACGTGGCCTGTTGATCCTTCAACAAATAACGCATGGGTGTTGCCGTCTGACTCAACGCGGAAGTCTACGTCTGCGCTTGCTTCGTTAAACACTGCACCGCCGTTGGCTGTTAGGACTCCAGTGACTGCCAAAGTACTTGGCGTAGTCAAAGCACCAGAAAGCTTTGCGCTTGTTATAGTCCCATCTACAGGCACATTAATATCTGTCTGTGTCATTGTCATGACTTCTACAGCAGAAGTATTAGGTGGCGCAGTAGAAAAAGTTAACGTAGTGCCAGAGATGCTATAAGTTGATTTGCCTTGATACACTCCGTCTATGAAAACTTGTGTGTTGTTCTCGTTCACTGGTGCTATAGAAAGCGTTAACGTGGTGTCACTGCCATCGCCTGTCATGCTGTCTATGTTTAAATTAGAGCCTGATACAGCAGCAGCGACTGTGTACACAACTAGCTTACGAGTATTAGCGGGTGCAACACTCATGGTCAATGTAGTTGTGCCACTTGCAGTAGCTATAGAGTATGCACCCTGTTCTTGGAATGCACCGTCTACAAAGACCATTAAGTTATTTTCTGATGCTGTAGTCTGGCTTAAAGCAAATGCTGTTGTAGAACCGTTACAAGTAAATACATCGTGTGTAAAAGTGTTAGTGCTACTACCACCACCGCCGATAGATCCCCATGCGTCTGTGTAGCCTTCAAAAGCTGCTAGGCTACTGTTGTATCTGAAATATCCGGCAGCAGGGCTTGAAGGTCTTTGGGCCGTAGTACCTACAGGAAGATGTACAGCATCTGTATTAGCACCAATGTCTAAAGAAACATCAGGAGAAGCTTGGTTGATGCCCACTCTATTGGTGCTTACGTCTGCAAACAACACACCGCTATCTACGTTTAAGTCTCCAGAGAATGTTGCTGTAGTTCCTGTTATACCCGCAGCTATTAAGTTAGCAGCAGCATATCCTGTTGCTCCTGTGTTAACTGTAGTTCCGGGAACTGTTTGTGTATCTGTAAATAATCTAAATGTATTATCGGTAGATGCGTCATAAAATAATCCCGCATACTTAGTAGTACTTGATTCTACATATTTACCATATAAACCAAAGTCACTAGAGTTGCCTGTGTTCTCATCTAACAAGCCTGTAAAGTTAGAATCACTTACAACTGAACCTGTTTGTGTGGTTGTACCTGTAACTGCTAGGTTACCTGATACTACCAAATTATTAGCGATTGTAATATCATTAGCTAACTTATCACCTGTAACTTGGTCGTTTGCAATGTGTGCTGTATCAATACTGCCGTCTACATACTGGTCACTATCAACACTATTAGCTGCCATCTTAGCCAGTGTAACATTTGCATTTGTAATATTTGCAGTTACAATAGCATCAGTAGCTAGGGCAGTTGTTATAGAAATAGCGGCTGAACCGTCAAAGTTTGCTGTGCCTGTAACATCTCCGGCTACCGCAATAGCTCTAGGAGTTGTTAAAGTAGCTGCCGAACCTGTTGTATCTTGATTAAGTGTTCCAACTGTAAAATCTATTGTACCATCAGCATCTTGATAAGCTACTGTAATACCTGATTCAGTATTTGAACTTACCATTGCTCCAATGATGTCTTGCAGTTCTTCTGTTGTATGTATATCAGATGTTAAAGCAAGTGTACCTGTTGTTGTAGGTAAAGTAGCTGTAACATTGCCTGAATATGCACCGTGGGCTGCTGCTTCTATTCTTGTATAATGAGCATTAGAAGATTCACAATATAAATCTATATAAGATTTAGCTCCACCATTTTTAATTGATATAGCACCTTGTGATATAACTACACCGTTTGTTGAACCACCGCCAACACCTACTGCTGTAGTAATCTCTAATGATGCAGGTAAAGCAAAGTCTAATGTGTTGTCTGCGTCTTGATAAGTTACTGCAATGTTTGTCTCTGTGTTAGAGCTAACCATAGCCCCTACAGTATCGCTAATTGTTTCGGCTAGTGTTACACCGCCAATAGTAAGCGCGTCAGTTTCTAAAGTACCATCAACATCTACATTGCCAGAAATATCTAGAGTAGCTGCACTAAGTTCACCAGAGATAGTAATATTTCTACCGCCAGTAATGTCGATGTTTGCATCTGTAATAATTGCTTTGCTTGCTATAACGGTTCCGTTAGTTATGCCGTCTATTAGGTTTATGTCTGTTGCACTAGCTGTAACGCCATCAAGGATATTAAGTTCTGCTGCGGTGCTAGTAACACCATCAAGGATGTTGAGTTCTGCTGCGGTGCTAGTGACACCGTCAAGGATGTTAAGTTCCGCTGTAGTGCTAGTCACACCGTCAAGCAGGTTTAACTCTGCTGTGGTGCTAGTGACACCGTCAAGGATGTTAAGTTCCGCTGTGGTGCTAGTCACACCATCAAGGATGTTAAGTTCCGCTGTGGTACTAGTCACACCATCAAGCAGGTTTAACTCTGCTGCTGTGCTTGTAACGCCATCAAGGATGTTTAGTTCTGCCGCTGTGCTTGTAACCGCTGTACCATTTAGAGACAGAGCATCAGTTTCTAATGTTCCGTCAACATCTACATCGCCAGAAATATCTAAAGACGTAGCAGTTAAAACGCCTGCCACAGCAAGTGTAGAAGCCATGTCAACAGCGCCGTCAATATCTACAACATCTAAATTAGTTGTTCCATCTACATCTATGTCTCCAGAAATATCGAGACTCGTTGCAGTCAGTACGCCTGTAACGCCCAATGTGCCTGCAATGGTTGCGTTAGCATCTACGTCCAAAGTATCTACGTGTATAGTGCCGTCAAAGAATCCGTCTTTAAATTCTAAAGAACTTGTACCTAAGTCAATGTCGCTATCCGTAACAGGAACAATTGCACCGTCTTGGATGCGAATCTGTTCTACTGCTGATCCTCCAACTTCTACAAAAACTCCCCAACGGTTGTTAGTGCTGTCTACTACAATCTTATTTAAAAAGTTTTGATCACCAATAATTTCAATGTTTCCACCTTCTCCTGCACCACCATCGTGTTGGTGTCCTGTAGTTCCAGTGGCGGCATATGAAAAAGCCGAAACAAGTTTATCATATTCAATATTAAAAAGTGACGCTGTGATCGTATCGCCATCTGTAAGTGTGCTTTGTCGCGTGTAGCTTGTGCCTGCCATGTGGTTTATCTCCTACCTGATGGGACGTAATTAATGTATAAGCCGTTAATGGCATAAGGGGGGCTTTGATCAGTGGTGCTTATTCTAAAATTAGAAACATAGCCGCTTCCTTCTATTGCTTGACGAACCATTGGATCATTACTTGCGCCAAAAATAGCTGTTCCAAATACCGCAGTACCAAAAAGAGCAGGCAGTGGTATTGAATCTAAAACATAAGCTTCGGGCTGTGGGATGTTTCCGTCTTCGTAGTCATAACGAACTCTAAGCGAAGGCTGCACTTCTCCTTCGGGGCTTATAGATATTTTTGCGTAATGTAAAGTCTTTCTAGTTCCTACGTCACCGAAATCATAGTTTGGTGTTTGATACTGTGCAAAAATATCAAGTGCTGCGCCAGAAGCTCTAAAGCTGTCTCCTGTATCGTGATTATAAATAAAGCCTAAAGTATCTCCGTGGTATTGTTTTTCAACGCCTGTAGAATCAAAGCCCGTTGTAAACCCTAACGCTTGAATGCCTAAAGTTTCTGACCACTCAAAACCATTAGCAGTAAGTGTTCCAATTATTCCTTTGGCAGAAAGAGTTGAACCGCCTATCTCGTTGTAAAATAATCTGTATTGTGATTTACCTCTAAGCACTGCGCTTGTAACTGTAAAATCATTTATAAACGAAGAAAGACGAGCAATGATAGATTGTATTTGTCGGCTTACTGATCCTAATTCAACGTCACCAATACGTGCTGTACCCGCCACTGAACGAATACCATCTGGTGACAAGAAGACCAAGTCACCACCAATTTCTTGGATGCTGTGTGAACTCAAGCAACCTACGTTTTTAGTGATTGGGACAACTGCAATAGTTGAAGAACTATTTATGTTTATGAGTTTGTGGATGCTGTTGCGGCAGAATATAATAAGATCATCACGGAAGCTTTTAATACCAACTACTTGGTCAGGCAATAAAATACTTCCTGATCCAGTACCTGAAAAGCTACTGGGGTCTAATAATGTACTATAAAAAACTGTGTTTTTAGCAGTAGGAGCGCCTGCAACAACTAAGTGTTGGTCATGGATAGCACATACTTTAGGGGCTGTTGTGCTGCTTACTGTTACTTCTTCTGCAAAGAATGTACGAGTCGTTAAGCCACCTGTTCCTGTCATGCTAAATAAGAAAGGCTTGTTGACACCATCACAAATAATAACTTGTCCGTAGTCTGTGTTGCCCTCAAAGATTTCAAAAGAGCATTGCTTCTGGTCGGTTCTTGCGTCCATGCTGCGGCCTGTAAAGGCTGTGTAGTTGTCTCCACCGCTTGCTACGCTTGCTCTGTTAATCTGTAACCAAGCATTTTCTCCGTCTTGGCTAAAGAAGATTCCAGTCCCTGAACAAACTATAACGCCGTCAGCATATACAATCATGCCGAGACTTGGGTGGACACCGTTTGGTTTGGTGTCTCCAAAAGCTGTGTAGCCGTTTATACGTCTGTAACCACCGTCAGGATCAACCTCAAAGTTAATTAACTTTGTAGCTAATCCCGGCTGTGAGAGCATTTCAAGTTGGTTAAGGTTTGTATTTAACCCGCCTCTACATGCAATACCAAAGGGTTGTGAAGCAGCCATTAAACGAACCTCATCCGGTCATCTTTAATATCAGCGGGTACTGGCTCAATAAGATTAGAACGCATACTGCGTAATCCTTTTCTGTAATCTTCCAGTGCAAAAGCTGCTGCTTGTGGGTTGTCTTTAAATTGCCAGATGTAGTATCTTGCTCTGGCTTGTAAGACACCAGTATACAAATCTGGAAATACTATGGTGTCTCCGTGAGAGGCAAGTCTTGAAGGCAGATCCCACGCATAGAACCAAACGCGGTAGACCTTGTCAGGAATGGGACTGAGTCCAAACTTGCGAGAGTCAGGGCTGCGAATAACAGCGTTGGGTACACCATATTGTTGAGAGTCTGCGTCATCTAAGTTCTCCGAAATTCTGCGAAAGTCTTTCCAAGCTTCTGTAGTCATAAAGCGTAAGTTTCTAGCTTCGTAAGGAGCAGTTTCTCCGTCTACACCTACGGTAGTCATGTAGAAATTGTCCCAGTCTATTGAACTGTAGTCCGTTGTAATGTCCGAACTAGCAGGTTTTAATTCAAAAAAGCGTTGGCCTGCTACTGTTTCAACATAAGCGTTGCCGTACATAGGATCTGTTTCACCGCTTTCTGCTGTAGATAAAAAAGGCCATTGCGGCTCTTCAGTTATAATATCAAAGTAAGCGCGGTTTACTGAGTCCTTAACGTGTTGCTGTACACCAACTGCATTTGTAAAAGTCGAAGACGTTAGGGCAACTTCATTGAGTTCTCGTAGAAGCTCATTAGTTAATTCAAGATAAGTTGTTGCCATAGATTATTACGCCTTTAGTGTAGTTTCAGTTTCTTTCTTTCCGTAAATCTTTTCCCAATTATCTTCATACTTTTTTTTGTTTTCTGGTTTGTACCAACTGCCTGTGTCTCCAAGAATCCTGTTTTTGCTGTTTCCTTTAATCATTACAGGTTTATTATTGCTTCCTACTATTGGCATAAATACCTCTTATAAAGATCAGGGGGCTTTTACACCCCCATCTCTAGTTACTTACTTAGTCGATACCGTAGAACGCTGATACAAGTGCATCAGGACGTAATACTTTAGCACCATATACGTGCAGACCACGGCAGATGTCACCAAAGCTGTCTGGATCACGGATGACCTCAGTGCTAGTGATAGTCTGTGCAGTTGCAGTAGAGCTAACGTGACCACAAATAATCTGGCCTGCTGCGTTAGATGTAGCAGCAATGTTGTTTGACTTATACATGTCAAAGCCGCGCAACTTGCCTGAAGATACCAGACCGTTACGGATAGAGCCTTGACCGGCATTGAAGTCAACAGACATTAGCTTAGAGCTAGACTGGCCCAACTGCTCGTAAAAGCTAGGTGGAGCCAAGAACCAACGACCTTCTTCTGGGATGTCCTGCTCGTCAAGTAGACGGGCCATGTGAGCCATCAAATCAAGAGGATCATGCTCGTTAGTACCAAAACCAAGGTCTAAGTTACCAGTGCCATCAAAAGTACCGGCAGCTATGTCAGTAGCATTGTCAGAACCAAGGATATGGTTAGGACTTGCGGCTGAAACACCGGCAAACATCTTAGCAATTACACCTGCGTCAAAAGCATCTTTCAGTGCGTAAGCAGCGGAAGAAGCAGCAACTTCTTTAAAGTTAACGTGAGACATTGCAGTTTCAATATCATCAACGATGAATTTAAATGCGTTTGCAATATCTACAACAAGTGTAGTTTCTTGATCAGTCAGTGCAGTCTTAGTAACATCAGCGCCACGCTCATACTGATAGACAGTGATTACTGGCTCTTTGATGATCTTTACAGAATCACCATAAGCAGTGATCTCGCCGCTATAGTCAGTGTTGGTGATCGCTTCGGCTACAGAAGCCTTGCGGAAAAAGTTAAGTACTTTCTTCGAGTAAATTGAAGGAAGGAAAAAACTGTTAGTTTGACCAGATACTGAGTTACCAAAGTTACCGTTGGTGTCTGTTCCCTGTTCAAATAGTTGATCGGATGCGTTAAAAGCCATGTTATGTTACTCCTAAAAAAGACATTAAGTAGTTATTGCACTCTGCCTTCCATGATAGCTAAATCAATTTCTTGTTCATACTTATCATATTGTTGGATGGTCAAAGATGCAATTTCCCGTTGTGTCCAAATCTTAGGCTGATTCGCATCTACACGGGTTGTTCGCGTGGATACCATATCTGCCGCTGAAGACTTGGAAGATTGTGACTTAGACGGTTTCTGCTTCTTGCTTTCCTTGATGCCGTTTTCCATTTTATAAAGATCAATAGCTTTGATTGCTAAATTAACATTGTCTGGGTTTTCATAGATCCAACCTTGAATTACTTCGGGTTGTTCTTTAGCCCATTCGTGGAACTTGTCATCGCCGCGTATATCCTCAAAATCAGGATGCCGTGAACGAAGTGTAGTTTCAGCTTCTTTTCTCTGTATGTTTAATTCTCGTTCTTCGAGAACAGACAACTTAGTTTTTAAAGCTTGCATTTGTTGTTCACTTTGTAAGTGTGCAACAGTTTCTACTGTTTCATATAAATCAGGATACTGCTCACGAAAGCTTTCAAGATCTTCGGCTGACTTAGGCGGGGCATATGCAGGTTGCATCTCTGTTGCCGCTGCTGTAAGTTGTAGTTCTTTTTGCTTAAAGTCTGCAATCTTCTGATCGTAATGTTTCTTTAGATCATCGTATCGTTTTTTATAATTTGTATTACCACTTTGAGTCTCTTGTTCAGGGGCCGCTTCTTTGCGGGTAGCCTTCTTAGGTTTCTCTTCGTGATATAGCCCTTCTGCTGATCCTCGACTGGGTGCGTCTTCTGTGTGCCATTCCTTTCGAGAATTGTACGGATTTGCTACGGGTTCATCAAGTTGTTCAGTTGCATTACTCATCTTGTCACTCTCCTTTTGGGGCTTGCTAGTCTTTCAAGGTGGCTGTATTATTCGCGTTTATAATACAGGGTCTTGATACTTCAAGGTGGCCTCTGGATTTATATTTGTGATAAAGGGTTTAAATTAATAAAGTGGCTTTATCGTTATCTTATACTTGGCATTTGGTTAGCAGAGATCATTTGTTTCTTGACCTCTTCTTCACTGTCATACGAATCCATTCCTATATCGTCTTCGCTTGTCAGACCTCCAAATGCTTTCTTCATGTAACCACCGTCATAGGCTTTCTCAGCTTCGTCCATCATAGTTTGTAGCTGATCAGCGCCCATTTGATCGGTAGCTTTCTTGGTGAAAACAAATTCACCATCCGACAACCTTGCGGGTATCGAATCTGATGTCCCAGTTCCCGGCCCTTCTACAGAGCCTTCACCGGAAAATTCTCCTGCAACATCCATGACCTTGTCAAAGATGCCACTTAGGCGTTCATCTGTTTCTAGAATGCCCATTAAATATTCTTGTTCTTCTGTGTCTAAAGACTGTCCCAGTACATAG